TATGAACACACGCTTCACTGGGAATGTCCCTCCTCTTGGCATGTTTTGCATGTTGGGATTGCGTCCAGAAAATCTACCTGTACTGGTAACACTTTGGGTAAGGTTAACGTGTAGGAATCCGTTGGGCTTTGTATATATGTTGATACCATCCACGAAGCTGCTAAGGTAACTGCTAATAGCAGAGAGGCGCTTAAGATCAGTAAGGAAACTAAGAGCAGACTCCATACCATTGCTTGTAGCGGTAGCCATAAGACTTTCAAGGTTGCCCTTACTAGTACTGAAACCATTTGCACTTATCCATTTCTTACTTGGTGCAGAGAAACATAACCCTGCTACCTCTTTAGTTTTAGTTAGTAGATAGCCTCTGCCATCACAGTCTTTACATTTAGTTGGTAGCTTGTAAAGTGTACCATCTTTACGCAGCTTGTGTACTAAGCCACGCCCATTACAATCAGGACAAGTAGATGCTTTAGTCTTTCTAATAACAGAACTGTTTGCTTCTATAGCTTCTTCAAACTCTTTCTTTGTTTCAGTGTAGTCAAACAAGTCAGCCCATTCTTTCTTGTTGTGTATACGTCTACTAAATATAACTTGAGATGCTTGCTCTGGGCTATTGAGATTGATAGGTGTGTCACCCATAAGCTCACGAGTCTTACGTTGTAATCTATCTTCTATCTCAGCTTTCTCTTTCTCAAACTCTAGTCGGACTTCTTGAAGGGCACTTCTGTCCACACGGATTCCTGACATATACATTCTTGTGAGGGCTTTACAGGTACGGAAGGTAATGTCTCTAACTTTATGTAAGGACTCTGAATCTGGTTGGGAGTAGTCTTGTTCCAAGGCAAGGTACAACTCACGAGTAATGTTGAGGTCACTCCTAAGATAAAAAAGAAGCTCTTGTAAAGGTATCTCATTGGTGTTGTATCCTTTCTTGTAATACTCTTTAAGAGTGTCTTGCTTTTGGTAGTTTAACTCCCTACGTTCAGCGCAAGCTTCTAAGCTTATAGGTTCTTTCTGCCCACGTTGTAACAGGTACTCAGCTAACATCGTGTCATAGATGTCACCATCATACTTGAAGCCTGATTCCCACAGCCACATCAAGTCATGCTGTGCGTTGTGCATAATCAAGAGTGTTGTGTTGTCCAGTATAAGCTGAATGTTCTTAGCTCTTGATCCGCCCACATCTTGATCTTCCTTATGATTAAGAGTGAATAGGTATGTCTCATCAGGGTTGTCTACATTCTGCATACCTACTTGCACAAGCTCAAGTCCAGGTTCAAACGGATCAAGAATGTTCTTCTTCTCTCGTTTAGTGATTGTGTTTTCTACATCAACTACAAGTCTCATGGTAAGTACTGACTCCTATCACCATCAAGCTCACAGTGTACAGTTCCATGCCATCCACCCTTGAGTTTGTTCTTAGCTATACACAAATGTCTTTGACTGCTTTCCTCTTCATCTTGTCCTTCCACCACCTTGTTCTTTGATATGAGAATCATTAGGTCTGCCTCTGCCGCCTTGCCTGTCTTACTACCTTCAAGCATTGACTGATCAGGATGTACCAAACCTTCTGCTGCTGCACTCAACTGTGACATCCATATGATTGCACACTTGTGTTGCTTGGCTATGTTACGCGCGTGTATGGCTGCTTCCTTCAGATAGATGTCAGACTTGTCACTTGTCTTGTTAGCAAACTTGTCACCCATATCAAGCACTACAATGTCAGGCTCGTATGCTTTGATGATAGCCTCAACCCATGCCATGTCTTTACCTGTGCTGTCCTTGATAAACACATTCTTCTCTATAGGATTGTAACGTAACGCTGCTACTGCCATGTTAGTCTTGACTTCATCCATGCTCATACTTGTAGCGGCACTAAGGTATCTTGCACCTACACGTTCATAACTTTCTTCATTACATAGCACCATACACTTAGCACCCTGTGAAGCAAAGCCATCAGGTGCAGCTATTGTACTAGCGTGAAAGCTAGTCTTACCTGTGTTAGGTCTAGCACCTACAACAACCAAGTGTCCTGCACTGATGCCCTCTGTTTTACGTCTAAGCGTAGGTATGTTCCACTTCCATTGTGACTGTATGTCGTTAGCTTTGAGTAACGTATCAATACTTGTATCATCCCACTCTATCTTAAGGTTAGGCATGAAGTCATCTTGATAGTCAATCAATAGATTTCGTAAAGGTTCTAAGCTTTCTTTTGTTCCGTTAACGTAATCAAAACCTAGGTTAGCAATCTCTTCACCTACTACTTGTTGGAATAGCTTAGACAGTACATCCGTAGCTATCTCATTACTGAGAGGCTTCTCTCGTGCTATCTTTCTAAACAACTCACGATACACTTGTTTGTTAGCAGTAGTCATACTCCTGTTGTTAGCTTCAAACAAAGCCTCTAACTCAGTAGGTGTAAGACTCTTGTCGTAAGTACTCATAGCATAATCTAAGGTATGCTTAATCTTACGCGCATCCTTACTGAATATCTTATCAGGACAACGTATGCCCTTGTGATTATCGTAGAACTCTTTGTCCAACATAGTGTGGATCAATGCTAGTTCCATCATGTGTATCTCCTCTCTCAATCAAAACTTTTATCTTTGTTATAAACTTTGTCTAACTCCTCATCAAATGCTTTGTCTGATGCATACCTCTTACATGCCTCTAACACTTCATCTACTGTCAAGTCAACGTATACTTTTCCTAACGGTACACGCTCATCTATTATTGCTGTCTTAGACATAACTCTTCCTATACTTTTGAGGGAAGCCTTCTTTGTTCCATCCTTTACTAACTTGTTCTGCTGCCCACGAGTAGTTCACATTCCAGTGTCTCGCTGCATCAGCTATACTCTTAAAGTCTTTGCCGTGTAAACGACAGGCTCTACCATTCTGCTGCTGTGTTGGCTCTACCTTGATACGGATATGGCATGGTACATTCTTTGGTTGCATTACTTGTCTCCTACATTCTTGGGTGCGTATACTGCACCTTTGTACTGGCTACCTGTTTTGTTATCTACTCCAAAGTTAAAGTACGCTAGTACTACTAGCATTGCCATTATCCAGTAGAAGGTAACCTTAACCCACTTGATAAACGCTTCGTATGTTAGCTTTGCTTCTAGCTCTGCTTCTTCACTTGGTGTCATTAGTTTGTCTCCTTGTGTTTCTTAATGTATTTAACGGCTTCTTCTAGTCGTTCAAGGCTGTCGTTGAAAGATCCTAAACCAGTGTTGCAATGATGACACAACCACCCTCTAAATGTGTTGGTGTCGTGACAGTGATCCAGTACCCATGACTTTAACTTCTTTTGTTTCTTCCTCCCTAGTATTGTTATATCTCTATTACATATAGGACAGCAGTAGTCCTTATCAGGATAAGCATTCTGATTCTTAAGAGTTTTAATTACTGCTGAGTGTCCTTTAATACAAGACTTACATATTCTTTTATATTCAATAACTCCTGACGCATATATTATACTAGTAAAATTAGCGTGAGGCTGAGTGATGCCGCACTTATTACATTCAAGCCCATCATTATAGACCTGCTCTTCTTCATCAAAATCAAATAACTTTAGCTGCTCTTCTTCATTCATAGGATCTCCTCTAGCTTGGCTATATCTGCCTCTACTTTATATTTGATGTCATCGTAAAGTCTTAACGCTATAGTTTCTAACCCTGTGTATGCTTCTATCTCCCTCTTGTATTGCAAGGTTTTATGTGCAGCATCAGGGTCTAACGCTACGATAACCTTGTAGAAATTATCTAAGTGTTGCATATTAGACACACTAAATGATGTACCAAGTATAGCCAAGCCTGTTAATCCAGGGAATAGTTTAGCTGCTACAGTTGCACTGATAACATCTTCTACTATCATTACGACACCACTAGGCTTACCTACGACACGAGTAAATACAGTAGGTGTCCTATCGTAACGCTTCCACTTAACTTGCCCTGAGTAAGATGTACATCTACCTATAGCTCCTACTAATTTGCCTCTATCATAGATAGGAAACACTACACGTCCATCCATTACATCGTACATCAAGTCCTCACCGTACAAACCCCACCTACCTATAAACCTTTCGTGATCTCTATGTTCTGCAGTAGGTGTTACTACATACTCAGGCCAAGTGAATATCTCATGCTCTGACTCAGGTTCATCTTGAGGGTTTAACCTACGCTGTATTTCATAAGCTGTCATACCTGATGACACAACACCTTTGGTGTTACAGTCAAGCTTGTAACAGTTGTAGAGCAGCACACTACCATCTCGTATAGCAGTGAATGTGTTCTTACCTTTGCACTTAGGGCAGTCACCTCTGTGTTTATATTCTTCTTTTAAATCAAGCGATTCCAAGTAGTTCTTAATGTTTACATTCATGTCTTATTCCTCTTAGCTAACGCATTACTTGCACCACTAAATGTGTTGACCAGGTATGGCTTGACTGACTCAGGATTCCTGTGACCACTGACTTGCATGATCTGAGCCAGGTCAGCGTCACCTTCTACCATCTCAGTGATAGCAGTCCTGCGTAGATCCATAGCAGTTATTTCTTTGGGTAGCCCTGCTTCTTGTTTGACTTCGTTGATAGCTGTATCAATGTGATCAATTGGGTAAGGTACATATGCACCTGCCACTGGCTTAGTCTTTGGTGCTACATAATCTTGAAACCCAAAGTCCTGACTCTGTTGTTTGAGCATAGTGAGTAGGTCACTAGGTATAGGTAGGTGTACATCAGCGCCACGTTTACTTTGTGTTAAATCAACACGCTTTGCATCAAAGTTAATGTGATTCCAAGTTAGCATACGCATATCACCAACACGCTGCGCCCACTCGTAGGACATGTGTACGATCAACCCAATGCTACGCCACTTGAAGTTACCATATGCTGTATCCAGAAACAGTACTACTTGTTCACGAGTCCATGTGACCTTGCGAGGTGCAGTACTTCGTGTCTCAATCAAACGCACTGGATCGTTGTCCATTATATCTAACCTCATGCAATACTTCCATGCCGTTGAGAGTACAGCCTTACGATAATTAGCTGTTCGTATTCCTGCTTGCAGCCACTTAGAGTAAGCCAGGTTAGTGTGTCTAGCCTTGATGCTACGCACTGTGTAGTTGCCTAACAGCCTACCCTCTACGTTAGTCTTCAGTACAGCAGATAAATGTATCTCGTAGTCTCGCTGTGACTTAGCACTGAGCCTAAGAAAGTTATCACTGTTAAGGTAGTACTCAACAATAGCTGATAGCTTAGATGTATGTTTAGGTATGTCTACCATTTTCTCCTCACTTTCCAATATACCCACGCTTCTACACAATGACCTTTACCC